CGGCGGCAATTCGTTGCATGGCGGTGAACCCGGCCGGCGTCTTGAGCAGGGCGTCGTCGTTGAGCAGAATCACGTCGTCGTCTCCCGCCGCGCGAATGCCGATGTTGATATTGCGAGCGAAGACGAAAGGCTTGATCCCCAGCCGCCAATCGACCGGCTCATCGCGTGGAAGGAGAAACCGTGCGGGCCCGTCGAAATCGTCCACGACGATAATCCTGCAGGTCTCGCCCGCCGCGCGGATCGCCCGCACGCACGCGCCGAGATTCGCGTCGGTCTTGCTCGGGATGATGATTGAGAGGTTTGAGTTCACTTGATCGCTTTCCACGCGGAGTGGTCTGCAACCGGCTCGGTTTTTGCAATGACCGCGGCTTTGGCCTTCGAAGTGACGTCTTCGGATTCGGTTCCGTCGTCGTCGGCTTCGTCGGCACAGAGTGCGATCAGAATGTCGGAGGCGCTCTTGATGTGCTCGGTAGCGCCGGAAATGGTTTTCTTCGTCGCCGCGCTGATGGTCTTGCCGGTCTTCAACTCCTGGGCGGCTTTGATCTCGGCAGGCGTTCGGCCCATGGTGCTGAACTCGCCGTACTCCTGCGTGAGCCAGTCGAGGTAGGCCGGAATGAATTCCATGTACACGGCTGTGAACTGCTCGATGCTGGCCGCCGAGGCGGCGATCTTCTCATCGCGCTCCATGTCCGACCAGGGGATGGAAGTCAGCGCATAGCGCAGCGCGATCCACATCTGGTACATGGCGTCTTGAAGCTGAATTTCCGCATACTCGGTCGTGAAGTCGGCCTTGGCTTCCCTGCGGGCCTTGACGCTGGAGATCTGCGCCATCTCGTTCATCGGGAACGTGACGATGGAGCCTTCCCAGAGCCGAATCTCCTTCAGGCGGCGAACGCCCTCATCGACGGCATCCTTCACCGGATCGAAGCCAATCGAGAGGCCTTTGACGATTTTGGCTTTGATCAGCAGGTAGGCATTTTTCGCAGCCGGCAGGTCCATCAATAGCTGACCCTTCACGCTGAGAGCCTCGGGCCCGTCGACCAGCGTCAGCATGCCGATTGGCGTTTTGGGATCGTGTTGCCAGAGCAACGGAACCTGATCGCCATGCTCTTTGATCGTTTTTGTGAAGGCGCCGGGCTCGATGAGATCACCGCCCAGATCGATGTTGTTGTAGACCGCAAGCGAGCCCGCGAACGAGCCATCGGGTGCGACAGATTTGATCGTCATCCGGAAGCGATGTTTCGGCGTCATTTGGTTTTTCCTCTTTTCGGTTAAGCGGATCGTTAAGCAACTACGTCATTGCCAACTGCGTCCTCGGTTGGCTTCGGATCGCCCGGAGTTTTCGGATTGCCGGCCAGATCGCCGGGGCTGGACTTTGGCGGCTGCAGCGGGCCTCCGTCCGGTGGGAGCGTCTGCATGTTGAGCTGAATGTGATAGCCGGTCCCGATGCCGTTTTCGATTGGATTCCAGTCTTCGAGATCGCGGATCTCGTCCTGATTGGCGATGCCGTTCTGGAGCATCGTTGCGTAACCGGCCATGCGGCTCGTGAAGTCGCCGCGCAGCAACGAGTTCAGGTTGTGACGCCAGAGATAGTTCTGGCCCTTCTCCTCGGGGGTGAGCACGCATCGCCAAAGTTCCTGCTCCCAGCGCGTGAGCCAGGCTGACAGCGTGAGCTTTACGAACTCGAGGGCCAGTTGCTCAATGTTCGAGAATGTGGCGCGGCTGAGATCGCCCACCAGATGCGGCGGCACTCCAAACCAGCGGCATATTTCGTGGATGCTGAACAGTCTCGTTTCGAGGAGCTGGGAATCCTTGAGGCTGACGCCGATCTGTTTGTACTTGATATCGTTTTCGAGAATCGGGGCCTTGTGTGCGATCGCATAGACCATCTCCCAGTCGGCCCGAAAACGGTCGAAGTCTTCTTTCGTTTTGAAACGCTGGGCCATCTCCAGGATGTACGGCAAGCGGCCACCGCGGGCAAAGAAGTTGCCGAGATTCTTCTCGGCCGAGATCGCGGTACCGATTGACTGAAATGCCATCGAGATAACCGAGAAGCCGGTCGTACCGTTGTTTCCCAAGCCGCGCATGTGGAAGAGATCCTGCGGCTTGTTTTTCTGGACGGTGTAAGTCTTTTCCTGTTCGTTGCCCTGTTTCACCACATAGACCAGCTCGCCGGCTTTGTTCCTTCCGTTACGCACCTGGCTCGGCTGCAGGGGATGTAGCTCCACCGCCACGCCGGTGCCGCTGCGCCGGATGATGCGTGCATACGCGTTGCCCTGCAGGACCGTATGACTGGTAAGCGTCTCGCGGAAGCCCATGGCGGTCATGTCTTCGTTGGGCGCGTTCATCAGCGCCTGGTACATGGGGTGTTTCAACGCGAGCTGTTTTCCCTTCGACGGGTCCACGCTGGCCCGCATCATCACCAGCGGAATGAAACCCACGGTCTCCGAGATGATCCGGTTGCAGGCCCATACGACCGAATGATTCAGCGCACTGGCGAGGTTGACCCGCTCCCCGGACCACGCAGCGGAGCCGCCGCCCAGCGCGGCGTAGATCTGTTCGTATCCGTTTCGCGCATACCAGTCGGTGGTGATCGCTTCGAACGAGGCTGCGGTCTTCTGTTCACCGGGCACGCCGGACTCCCCAAAGATCGAGAGCGGTGGCGACGACGCGAAAAGGCCGCTGAGCCGTGACGAGATTTCAGGAAACATGAGAGGCCATCAGTATTTGCCGAACGGAGTGAGGAAGGGTTTTATACGACTTCGATATACGACTACGACTTCGAATACGACTACGACTACGTTCGCGCGCGCGACGCGCGACTCCGTGGGCCACGGTTGGCCAACGGTGGATCACGGTTGACCAACGGTGGATCACGGTTGACCACCAGTGGATTTGACTACGAATTGAACAGCGCGACCTCTGCCAGGCGCCGGGTCTCCAGCCCATCGGAGTGCTTGCCGGCAATGATTTCCCACGAGCCGAAAGCGCCCGCCGCGCCCGCGCTATCGCCTGCGTTGAACAGTTTCAACAGTGTCGAATCCCGCAGGCGTCCCTGGCCTTCGTTGTATGTGAAGCTGACCAGCGCATCGAACTCGCCCTGGGTGAGCGGCGCCGTCGCCATGCGCGTCACCGCGGCCTCGGCGGTTCCCAGATCGGCGCAGAGATCAGCCTCGGCCTGAGCCTGGGTCTCGAACTTACCTGCCGTTACGTCCGGTGTATGGCCATAACCAATCGTCCATATTCCGTTCTGGTCCTGATAAGCGCGAAGCTTTAATCCCTCAAAGCGCTCAATTAGTGCAATTCCGGCGGGTGAAGTCTTCATGGTTTTCCTTAAAAATCCCTTGGTTGTCTAAGAAAACGCCAGATTTATTACTAAGTGCCACGAAGGAATCCAGCCGAGGCGGGGTGCTACCAATAGAGGCTATGACCAACATCGAAGTGACCTATACCCTGAGGGTTCCAGGCCGACCGCTGGACGCCGCATACGATGAAGCGATCGCCTTTATCAAAAAGCAAATCTCGACACCCGGCGACACCGACCAGCCCGAAGTCACCAGTTTCAAGCTGTCCGCTGTGGAAGTGGACGCCTAAACGCTGCGGACCTCGGAGTAACTTACCCCTGCGTTTTCGTTGCGCATGGCCCGGTCAAGAGCTTCGAGCAGAGCGACGATTCCATCGATACGTTTATTGCTTGTCGCCCGCTCCGGTTTCACCGGTCGGATAAGGTCGTTGCCGTCGCTTTTCGCCTCGACGCAATCGGCGTTCCAGGCAAGGACGGGATTGTTCCCGTGGCGGAGCTTGCCGCTGACCGCCACCTCCATCAGCTTATTCATCGGTGACGAAAAGAACGTGTATGCCTGGGGACAAGGAACGCACGTAAGGCCGTCTTCATCGAGCATGTTTACCAGCTCCTGCGCCCCGCTCTTGTCATAGGCCATCTCGCGGACATCGAACATTTCCATCGCCCATTTCATCCGCTTCCGGACTGCGCGGGTATCGATCACATCGCCAGGCGTCGCTTCGATGAATCCGTTCTTGACCCACTGCGAATAGGGAACGTGGTCGCGCAGCTCACGAACGCGGACCTTGCCCTCGGGCATCCAGAAAAACGGAAGCACATCGAAGCTGCCGTCCTTCTCATCGGGAAACAGGAAGACCAGCGCAGTCAGATCGGTCGTGCTGGCGAGATCGAGCCCCGCGTAGCAAAAGCGTTCGATGAGCGGACGCGTCTCGCCGCCGCATGAATTCCAGACGTCCATCGGCATCCACCGGGTGGCCTTCTGGCCCCACACGTTCAGGTGGTAGCGTTTGAAGTCCGCCTGCAGGATGGGATCGTTCTGCGCTTTGATGCACAGATCGTTCAGCACCGAATCCTTCAGGTAGCCGCCATTATCCTCGTGGCTGGGGTTTGCAAGAACCCGCGCCTCGCGCGACATCCAATACCCGGGGTCCGCCCGCAGCAGGCCTTCGTCGACACCCCACACGCGACCGTAGAAGCGCCGGTCTTTGAACACGCCCTCTTTGATCTGGCGGGCATACTCATGCCGGCGCCAGCATAGCGGCGACTCATCCGCCACGCCCGCGGTCGTGATGTCGATAACCAGCGACTCGCGCCGGCTGATCATGCCGCGCTCAAGAATTTCGTTGAGGTCGTACGCCTTGCGGGTGCGCCACCGGTGAAGCTCATCGCGAACGACAAATGACGGCTGAATTCCGTCGTGAACGTCGCCATCGGCCGAGAGCGCCGCATAGAACGAACTGGGGTCGTCGACCCGCACCATCCGCTTCGAAGAGGGAACGATCTTCAGGCGTTCGCGGAGGCTCTTATTCGAACGAACCATCTGGACGGCCGCGTTGAACACCTGCCCGGCCTGATCCTTCGTGGTGGCGGCGCTGTAGACTTCCGTCCCTGTACCGGGAGCACTCACCAGGCAGAAGACCACCAGACCTGCGCAGAGCGTCGTTTTCGTATTCTTCTTTGGCAGCTCCAGGTAAGCGTCTTTGTACAACCGGATCCCATCCTCGTCGAGAGTGCCGAAGAGATCCCTCAGAACCTCGCGCGTCCAGTCCATCAGCAGGAAAGGCTTGCCGGCGAAGTCGGCCGTCAAACTCAGGCGGTGCTCGAAAAACATGCAGACTTCGCACGCGCGGCAAAGGAACTGGCCGTTCCGCAGGAGCTTGCCGAACCTAATTTCGCTTTGGCAGAACGAGCAGTTGACTCCCTCGAGCAAATAAGGCGTCGTCAAGTAGATCGGTTTCCTTTTCGACCCTGCCAACGTTCAAGCGCGATCGCGATGAGGGGGTCAGACCGAACTCCCGGCACAGCTTGTTGATCAACTCCATCGAGGTCGTGATGACGGAGAACAAGGGACTCTGCTGAACGTACCCGGACGGCGTTTGAAAAATGATCTGGCTGCGATTCAAAAGCTTCTGCGCTGCCGCCATCGTTGCGTAAGCCTGACAGAGATTGGCCAGCGACATTTGATCGGCCTCGGTAAGCAACTGCGCCCGGAGCAAGATCGGCGCGAGGTAGTCCCAGTGCTTCCGCGCCTCGCCGCTGAGATGGTCCGGGCAGTCCGGAATGACCCGGTCGAACTCGGGCTCCGCGCCATTGAGAGCACGCTTCCCAGGCCGGCCTTCGGCCTCTTCGATGACGCTCGGCTTCGGTGTTGGTCCTCGTAGTCCCATGGGTTCGGTTAATACCTGAAATGCGCGATCCCCGAAGGCGCGAAAGCCGCCTTCAGACGATTTTGGGCGCTAGCGTAGCCGATTTACACTCTAAAAATGCCATCGAGGGCTCTGAGATGGGTCGTGCTGGCGGCCAGAACCCGTTTCAAGCCGGCGGCCCAATAGTCCATGTTCAACAGACTACGCTGAAACAAGTGAGACGATTCGCTCCCATAGGTTCAGCCCCCCTCTGCCGCCGTGCTCGCGCAGGAGACGGGCTACGGCCCCCTGGCGTTCCTTCATCGCAACGTACAGCGGGGTTCGACCATCTTGACCCTCGGCGTTGACGTCAGCTCCGTTGGCCAGGAGGAGTTCCGCGATCCCAACGGCTCCCCGCTCCGCTGCCCGATGTAAGGGTGTCCGGCCGTTCCGACCCACGGCCTTGACGTCAGCTCCGTTGGCAATGAGGAGTTCCGCCGTCGAACTGGAGCGGTCCTCCAGTGCGATGTCCAAAGGCGTCCGGCCGATCCAACCCACGGCGTTGACGTCAGCGCCGTTGGCGAGGAGGAGTTCCGCCATCGAACTGGAGCGATCCTCCAGTGCGATGTCCAAAGGCGTCCGGCCGTGTCCGTCCTTCCCGTTGGGATTGGCTCCGTTGGAGAGGAGGAATTCTGTCATCTCCCGTTGGCCACTGTGCACGGCTTCGTTCAAAGGCGTTCCGCTGTAGACGCCTACGGCGTTGAGAATTTTCTTGCGGGTCAATTCGAGCAGCCTCCTCGCCTTTTTCATGTCACCACTCA